AAAACTTTACAATTGATTTACTTAGCTCAAGAGCTTAAAGAGAAAAGAGGTCTTGAACATTGTTTAGTAATTTGTGGTATAAATACATTAAAAACCAACTGGGAAAAAGAGATACATAAGCATTCCATCTTTCTTGTACTATTCTTGGTAAGAGTGTTTCAAAGAAGGGAAAGGTTAGATTTGGTGGAGTAGCAAAACGATTAGAGCATTTATCTAATCCAATTGATGAATTTTTTGTTATCACCAATATTGAAACAATTAGAGATAATAAGATTGTAAAAGCAATATTAAATGGTCCAAACAAATTTGATATGATTGTATTGGATGAAGCACATGTATGTAAAAATAGCACCAGTCAGCAGGGAGAAAATCTTCTAAAATTAAACAAAGCAACTTATAGAATTCCTGCAACTGGAACATTATTATTGAACCAACCTTTAGATACATTTGTTCCTTTGAAATGGATAGATGCAGACCGATCCACGAAAACTAATTTTGAGAGTTATTATTGTGTTAAAGGCGGACAATTCGGAAATGAACTAGTTGGATATAGAAATCTTGATACTTTGAAAGATCAATTAGAATTATATTCCCTTAGAAGGCATAAAGATTTACTTGATCTTCCACCAAAGACAGTGATTGAAGAATTTGTAGATATGAACGATGATCATAAAAGATTCTATGAAGATGTTACTGAAGGTATTTTGGATGAAGTGGATAAGGTAAAACTAAATCCAGACATTGTTCTTGGAATGGTTTTGAGATTAAGACAAGCAACTGCATGTCCATCAATTTTGACTTCAAGTAACGTTTCCGCTTCTAAAATTGATAGAGCATGTGAACTCTGTGATCAAATTATTGGAGATGGAAATAAGGTAGTTATATTCTCAACATTCAAACAAACCGTTACTGAGCTGGAAAGACGATTATTAAAATATAATCCACTCATTGGCACCGGAGATTTACCTGATAATATAATTTCCGATAATATCGATAAATTCCAAAACAATGATGAAAATAAAGTGTTTATTGGAACTTGGCAGAAATGTGGTACCGGATTTACTTTAAATAAAGCAAGTTATTTAATCTTTATTGATACCCCTTGGACCGATGGAGCATTTCAGCAAGCATCTGATAGAATACATAGAATTGGAAGTAAGAATCCAGTATTCATATATGTATTAGTTTGCACAGATTCCATTGATGAAAAAGTTTTAGAAATTGTTAATGATAAAGCAGCCTTAGCAGATTTCATTGTGGATGATCAAATTACAGCAAAATCATTAGCATCACTACAAAAATATATTGAAGATTTAAGATAGTAGGTATATATCCACCTACTATCTTTTTATCTCAATAGTTGATTTATCTATAAAATATTATATAATATAAATAAGCAAATAGTATTAAGAATTCTATCTATTTATTTTATTGGTCTTTAAATAGTTGATGTAATCTATTTTCTAATATATAATTAGCAAAAATTGAGGATAGATACATGTTAGACGAATACAAATCAATTTATGAGGAGGTAGCCTCTGCAGGGGTTCCTGATTGGAAGAAGATAAACAAGAATGAATTAGTTAGATCCGCAAGTTTATTACAGAATGGACTATTAAAAGATTCATATATTGCAGCTATAATGTTGAACTACTGGCATAAAATAAGTAAGTTTTATAATAAATGTAAGTTAGTAGCAAGTCCAGAAGATGTACATATGTGGTTGACAATTTCAGTCATGTATGCTATTGATACTAAACAATGGGAAAATGAAAATTCCAGTGTATATCAAGATCCAAATGCTCCGGATAAAATAATTAATAGATGTATGGAATGTAGAAGAATTACCTTCTACCAACAGTTAAATAGGTACAATAGAAAAATAAATAGTGCTATTTTATCGTTAGATAGTTTAACAGAAGATTATAAGGATGCAGTGTCCCCTACGTATATGGATTCTTATTTATATGAGGTACATGATGTAATATCAAAAAATTTCTCTATTGGAGAATATTTGATAGCGTTAATACTAAATGCTATCTTATATGAACATTGGGAAGTAAGTAAAGAAAACTTAAAACGAGTAGTTAATTACTTGAAGAAATTAAACCTTTCGGAAGCAGACATATTATCTGAGCGATATGACATAGAAAGAGAACAAGCAGTTCTTGCAATAAAATATTGTAACTCATTAACAATGGATGAATTAAGAAGAAAGGTTGAATATTCTTTTATAAGATTACAAAATATAATTAAGGAAATTCAATAATGCTGATTGAACTTTTAAGTACTTCTAATTATGTCAGTTATAATGTACAGTTAGCTGAATTATTAGGTTTACATACGGCAATTTATCTTTCTGAATTGATGAATATAAATGAAAAAGCAATAAAGAAAGATAAATTGGACAATAATTATTTCACCTTAGTTCGATCCTACATAACTTCTCGAACCACATTGGATGAAAAAGAACAATTGGAAATCGAAGATAATCTACTTAAATTAGGTATCTTAGAACAAGGTGAACAAAAAGATACAATTTCTCTTAATATCACTACTTTGACTACTTTAATGATGGATCCCGATGAACAGTTGATTGATAAGATTGCAAAGCTGAAGAAGAAATCTACTAATAAGAAAGGTAGAACTAAGGCAGATGCAATAAAAGACAATTTGAAGGCTAATCTTAAAGTTCAAAACATAGAATTAAGGGAAGCTTATTGCGATTGGATTGATGCAGTATATGACAAACAAGGTTGGATGTCAGTAAAATGTGTAACAATAGCAGAAAAAACGGTCGATGATTTTTCGAATCACGACTTAGACGTTGCGTTGAAGTTATTGGAGATTGCCGCAATCCATAGTTATAGAGATATTCAATGGGCAATTAATGTATATAATCAAGAGTTTAAAGTTAGTTATAGAACTAGCCCAGCTCCTAAGAAGGTTACCACTTCTAATGCAGAATTATCTACGGAGGTGTTTTGATTGATAATGGCAAATGAGTGCTTCCTATATGATAGCTGTAAGAAGTACAAGATTGGTAATTGTGAGTTAAGCAATAGTGAATTTTGTATTAAGTTGTTCAAATTGAACTATCTATATGAAGAATCATTATTAAGTAAGAATCAAAGAGAATATGTAGCATTAAGAATTGATGCTGATGGCACCGATAGAGAAGAATTCTTATATCTTAAAAATGTTGAGAATAATATTGAACATTTTGTGAATTCTGGATCTTCTCTTTATATATTTTCTGAGAATTGCGGTAATGGTAAAACTGCTTGGTCTATCAGGTTGATTCAAGCATACTTCAATGCAATTTGGCACAAATGTGATTTAAACTGTAAGGCACTATTTATTAATGTTCCAAGATTCCTACTTGAACTAAAAGACAACATTAGTAAGAAAAGTGATTATATAGAACATATCAAGTCTAAAATATTAGATGCTGATTTAGTTGTTTGGGATGAAGTGGCTACTAAAGCTGTTACTCAATTTGAACATGAAAACTTACTGAGTTTGATTAATAGTAGAATTGATTTAAATAAAGCACAAATTTTTACATCTAATGTTTCTCCTGAACATTTGAGAGATATTGTAGGAGATCGATTATATTCAAGAGTGGTTAATTTATCAACCGTTTTACAGTTTAGAGGATCCGATAAAAGGGGGTTGAAGTAATTGATTCAGCTCCAAGTGCTAAACAAAATAATCAATGATAAGGATTCTTCATTATTACTCATAAATAATTTAACTGAAGAATTCTTTTCTGATTATCCAAATGAATTTAATTTCATTTCTTTTCATTTACGTCAATATGGAACTATTCCAGACATGGCATCAGTACTTGCAAAGTTTCCGGACTTTGAAGTTTTAGAAGTAACTGAGCCTAATAAGTATCTTATAACAGAATTATATAAAGATAGAAACACTAGATTTCTTGCTCAAACATTCAATCAAGTTAGAAAACTTTTGATGGATGGTAAAGTAGAAGAAGCTATGGCTCTCTATTCAAAAGCCTCTGAAGATATGGCAAGTGCTACTAGTTTAGAGTGTGTAGACATTTTAACTGATACTAGTAGATATGATGATTACGTAGAAAAGTGTACAGATTTTTCTAAATATTATATAAGAACTGGATTTAATGAATTAGATGATATCATAGGTGGTTGGGATAGAAATGAGGAGCTTGCAACCATCTCTGCTAGACCTGGTGTAGGTAAGTCTTGGATTCTAATTTTAATTGCAAAAGCTGCTGCTGAGCAAGGCTTAAGAGTTGGAATATATTCAGGTGAGATGAGTGAAAAGAAAGTTGGATATAGATTTGATACCTTAGTTGGACATATTTCAAATAGTGCCTTAATGCGTGGTAAAGATTATGTCAAATCAGATTATTCGGAATATATTAAGTCCCTTCCAGAAAAATTTAGAGGATGCGTAAAGGTACTAACTCCTTCATTAATTAGTGGGCCTGCAGGTGTAAATGCTTTAAGAGCATTCATAGAAAAAGAGAAATTAGATATCCTTTGCGTCGACCAACATTCATTACTAGAGGATGATAGAGGCGCTAAGAATCCTGTTGAGAGAGCTGCAAATATTTCAAAGGATTTGAAGAATTTACAAGTTCTTAAAAAAATTCCTATTATTGCCGTATCTCAACAAAACAGATCTGAAATTAGCGATAGAGGTGCCACTACAGCAAATATCGCTCAATCCGATAGAATTGCTCAGGATAGTACCATTATTATATTTATAGAGAAGAAAGATGGAGTAATGACTCTAAATCTTGCTAAGGCAAGAGATGCAGTCAATGAAAAGAAGTTACATTATGCAGTTGATCTTGACAAAGGTGTATTCAAATTTCTTCCAGATGAAGAAAATCCTGAGGAATGTAATGATTTAAGAGAAGAGTATGAATATTCAAATAACGCAGGTGAGGATGTGTTTTAATTGAAGCTTATAATTAAAAACAAAGTAATTACTGCTCCAATTAATACTATCCTACATACTCTTAGATCTGAAATAAATAATGGTAAATTAAAAGACATAGAAGATGAATACTCAGGTGACATAAATATTACTTGTCCAAAGCATAAGAGTGGTTTTGAATCAAAACCCAGCTGTAAAGTAAATTGTCGGCAAGATCATCCTGATGTTGAATATGGTAAATGTCACTGTTTTACTTGTGGTTATGTAGCAACTTTACCTCAATTAGTTAGTTATTGTTTTAATGAGGAAGAAGAATTTGGAGAAGAATGGCTACTTCAACGATTTGGTAGTGCATTATCAGAAGATTATTTCTACTTACCTGAAATAGAATTACCTTCAAAGCGAAGACAATCAACAGTTCCTCTATCAAGGTTAGATAATATGAAATATTATCACCCTTACATGTGGCAGCGAAAGATGACAAAAGAAATAGTAGATAAGTTTCAAATTGGATATGATGCTTCTAAGCAAATGATAAGTTTTCCAGTTTGGGATGATCAAGGTAAGTTGGTTATGATTACTTATCGAAGCGTTAAAGATAAAAGATTTCATATTGATAAAGATGCTGAAAAGCCTGTTTACCTGTTGAACTTTATAAAAGCAGAAAAAATATCTAGAGTATATGTGTGTGAAAGTCAGATAAATGCTCTTACTTTATGGAGTTGGGGATATCCTGCTGTAGCCTTATTTGGAACCGGTAGTAAGTATCAATATGAAATATTAAATAAATGTCCAGTAAGAGAGTATATCTTGTGCTTTGATGGTGATGAAGCTGGAGATAAAGGTAAAGATAGATTCATTAAAAACATTAGAAAAGATGTATTCGTTTCATATATAAAAATCCCTAGAGGACGAGATGTAAATGATTTAGAAAAAGAAGAATTCCAAAATTTATGTGTTTATAATTAATTTATAGTTGAATATTTTTAAAATATAAAATATAATACTAATATCAAAAAATTTACAAGGAGATTTTAACAAATGGCAAGAATTAATTTTGATACTTTCAATTCTGAAATGCAGCGTCAGGAGGCTACCTCTGGAGGTAGTGGTGATGGTATTGGGTACTTCGGTTTGAAGAATGATGGTGATGAAGGAATCGTTCGTATCCTACATGATAGTTCCAATGATTTTGATATTGTGGTAGCTCACAATGTGAAGATTGGCGATAAGTATCGTAAAGTAAATTGTTTATGTAACCCTAATGATCATCCTTCTGTATGTCCTCTTTGCTCAAGTGACAATAAACCTCAGTATAGATTCTTTGTACATATGATTCAGTATGTACAGGATGAAAGAGGTCAGATTGTAGCGAAGCCGGTTGTATGGGAACGTTCTGCAAAGCAGATTTCTGCAAAGTTAAACAGCATGATTCAGGAATATGGTCCCCTTTCACAGTCTATTTTTAAGATTCGCAGAAATGGTGCAGCAGGATCAAAGGATACTACTTATGAGATCATGTACGCAAATCCCAATATTTATAAACCTGAGCTATATCCTATGGTTCCTGACGCATTCAAGAATTATAATACTTTAGGTTACAAGGTTTTGGATAAGAGTGCAGATGAGATGAGAGCATTTCTAGCTACTGGTAATTTCCCTGCTCCCAACAACAATAACGCTAATGAAGCAACTCAGGCTCCGGCATATTCTGTTCCTCCTGTTCCTAATACTCAGCCTGCACATACAGTAGCTCCTACTTATGGAGCGCCTACAGGTCAGGGAGTTCCTGCTTATAATTCCGGAGCAGCTGGTTATAACACTCCTAATGTTGCAACTGGTGGTTACGTAGGAGCTGATCATACTTCAGGCACCGCTCGTCCTAATAGATATTACTAATAAGGTGATTAAATGAGCATGTCTCTTTGGGGAGAGGATTTTGAAATAAAAACTAAATCCTCTCCTGAAAAGAATAAAGAAATAGTTGAAAAGATAAAGAAGCCTAGAAAGACTGCTGAAAAATCTACATCAACTAATAAAGGAACTAAGAAGGTAAAAGAGGAAACTCCCGCCGATTTAGAATCTAAACTAAGAAGTATTAAAGAAAATGTTCTTAGAATATTAGGGGTATATAAAGAACAAACTATTTGTATTTATACTAAGCAACAGTTACATGATTATATTACTGCTGCAATTGAAAATGGTATAATTGCAATTGATACAGAAACAAATAATAGCTTGGAACCTATTACATGTAAATTAATGGGTCCTTGTATTTATACCCCTGGACAGAAAAATGCATATATACCTATTAATCATGTCGATTTACATACCAGAGAACGATTAGTAAATCAATTAACCGAACAAGATGTGTATGAAGAATTTTCTCGATTAGTAGATACGAAGATTGTCATGCATAATGGTAAGTTCGACTACAAAGTTATCAAATGTACTACAGGATTACAGTTAAAAGTATATTGGGATACTTTAATTGCAGTTAGAATGCTTGATGAGAATGAAAAAAGTGCAGGATTGAAGCAGCAGTATATTGCTAAGATTGATCCATCAATTGAAAAATATTCAATTGAGCATTTGTTTGAAGGACTTGAATATGCAATAATTGATCCTGAATTATTTGCATTGTATGCGGCAACTGATGCATTTATGACATATAAGTTATATGAATGGCAGAAAAGACAGTTTGAGCTTTCTGGACATGAGCGTTTGTATGATGTATTTATTAATGTTGAAATGCCGGTTATGGAAGTCGCTGCAGAAATGGAACTTACTGGTATATGTATAGATTCAGAATTTTCAAAGCGTTTAAGTGATAAGTATCATAAAAAATTGGATGCTTTAAATGAAAAAATTTCAGAAGAGCTAAGCAAGTATGATGAAATAATTGCTCAATGGAGATTCACTGAGGAAGCTAATTATCATCCGGAGAAGATTGATTCTAAAACCGGAGAAAAGAAATTTGGTAAGTCTAAAAATGAGCAGTTAAAGTCACCGGTAGAATTAACCAGCCCTACTCAACTTGCAATACTTATTTATGATGTATTGAAGCACCCTATAGTAGATAAGAAGTCTCCAAGAGGAACTGGAGAAGATATTTTAGTTAAGATTGATATTCCACTAAGTAAACTAATTTTGGAACAAAGAGGACTGTTAAAATTAATTGGTACATATATCGATAAGTTACCAACTTGTGTCCTACCAAAGACCGGCAGACTTCATGCACAGTTCCAACAATTAGGTGCCGATACTGGACGATTCAGCTCCAAAGACCCCAACCTGCAGAATATTCCCAGCCATGAAAAATCAATTCGTATGATGTTTACCGCATCAGAAGGTAAAGTTTTGGTTGGATCGGACTTTTCACAGCAGGAGCCTCGACTCCTTGCTAATTATGCAAAAGAGACAAATATGATAAATGCTTACGTAGAAGGCAAAGACTTATATGCAACAATTGCCGCTGGTGTTTATCATAATGATTATTGGGATAATATGGAGTTTCGTCAAGATGGAACTGCTAATCCTGATGGTAAGAAAAGAAGAAGTAATTGTAAGAGTATTCTTTTAGGAATTATGTATGGACGCGGAGTCGCATCCATTGCAGAGCAAGTAGGTTGTACTACTAAAGAAGCTCAAAAGATTGTTGATGACTTTTTCACAAGTTTCCCTAAAATTGAAACATGGGTTAATGATACACAAAATTTTGCTAAAGCTTATGGTTATGTAGAAGATCTATGGGGAAGACGCAGAAGACTGCCCGATATTCAGCTTCCAAGATTTGAAGTTAAGTTCAAAGATCCAAACTTAAATAAGAGTAGCGATTTTAATCCTCTATTAGGTAGTAAAGGATTAGTACAAAATGAAATCCCTTCTATCTTAACTGAATATGAAACAAGAGCCCTTAAATGCAATGGTAAGAAAGCGATTGACGCCTTAGTAGAGGAAGCTTCTAAAAAGGGAATATCTATTAGAAACAATGGAGGCTTTATTGCTCAGGCGGAACGTCAAAGTGTGAATGCTCGAGTACAGGGTGGAGCCGCAACAATGTCTAAGAAGGCAATGATTCGAGTATATAATGATGAGGTTCTTAACAAATTGGGATTCAAATTAATGCTTGCTGTACATGATGAATTAATTGGTGAATGTCCTAAAGAAAATGCAGACGCAGTTGCAGATAGATTATGTGAAGTAATGAAACTCTCTGCATTACCCGAATGTAAAGTACCGTTTAAATGTGATCCTACTATTACTAAGAGTTGGTATGAAGATGAAATGATAGCTCAATTAAAATCTGCATATGATAAATTAATTGCAAAGGGTAACGCCCCGGAAGAAGCAGTTCAATTCATTATAGAGGATCATACTGAACTAACCGAAGATCAGATACATACAATGCTTGCAGCTGGATAGTTGAGTATTGAAAGTATATGTTATATAATATAAACATAGGAGAATATACATATGATTGAAGTAATAGGAATGATTGCCACCGTATTACTAGTCATCTCAATGATGGTTAATACAAAGAATCCAAAGATGGTAATCATTATGAGAGCAATAAATGCAGTTTCTTCTGTTGGATTTGTTATTTATGGTCTTCTCCTTTCTGCTTATAGTACCGCAATTTCAAATGGATTTATTTTCTTTGTTGATATGTGGTATCTATATAAAAATATAAAAATGTATAAGAAAGGAGAAGAAAATTTTGGCTAAATTCCCCCATACTCAAGGAATTAAGAGCGTAGCTTTTGATAAGACTATTACGGTATATTGTCCTCTTGGTAATGATTTCTATACTGCTCAATTACTTGTTGAATTCCACCCAAACGAATGGATGATGGATTACATTGATGTAGACAGATTCATTCAAACTATGCAGGGACGAAATTTAATAATTGAAGATGTAGTTAAAGAGTTACATGATCATTTAACCACCGAATATAGTCCCTATTATGTTAAAGTAACTTGTTACGCTACCAATGCAGCACATTTCCCTGTGACTGTAATTAAAGAATAACTAATATGTTGTTCATCCTACCCAACAATAAAAAATAAGGAGATTTTTACAAAATGATTGGTGAATTAAAGAGTATATTCAAGACTAAAAGAGGAATGTTGATCATCCTCAGTATGTTAACTATTGCTATTTCAGCATATCTTAACCTTATTACGGTTAAGTCATTAATGATTGGTGATTTTGGTATTTCATTTGGTACTTTGTTTATTTCCTTCTTACCTATGATCACTAGTGAATTGATGGCTGAGTGTTTTGGTTGGAAGAAAGGTTTCGTTGTTTCTTCTATTGCCTACACAGTATGTTTGATTTTTACATTAATTATGTGGGGCAGCACGTATATTCCCGGATTAGTGTTTGTTGGGAATGATATTGGTTTTGCTACTGATGCCTATAACCTTATTTTCTCAGCTTCCCCAGTAATTTTAATTTCAAGTGCAGTTGCATACTATATTGGAATTTTCTTTAATTGTTATATAATGGGCAAGTTGAAAGAGCGGGCTGAAAAATACGGAGATAATAATTGGAAGTTATTTGGAAGATTTGCACTTTCTACCTGTATTGGACAGACATTGGATAATGCAATTTTCTTCCTTATTCCAATGATGTTCATGGTTTGGGATTTTACTTATGTCTGGCAGCAAACTGTAGCTGCTTTGATATTCGAAGTTGTATATGAAATCCTGTTCTTTGCTTTGACAAGTTACATGGTTAGAAAAATCAATGCAATGGATGAGGGAACCACTATTATTGTAGATGGAAAAACACGTGAAGTTGCAGATGTAATAAACTAAGGAGAATGAAAATGACAGGTACAACATTTAGAGCGGCTGGTCCTCTAGTAGATTACTATGATAAGAGTTTTCCAAATTCTTATGGACTGACTAAGATTACAATCAATAAGAAGGTTCATACCTATTGTAGATTAGGCGGTGATGTATATACTAATCAAATTACTGCAAGCTTCAATCCTGGCTCTATGGTATGTGATTATGTATATCTTGATAAGGCGATTGAGGATAGGTTTGAACAGTCCGACAGCATCATTGAAGAAGTATTGGCAGGCATTGTGGAAATCATTAAAAATCAATGTCCAAATGCTAGTAATATTCATGTGGAATCTTTTATTGATGACAGTGTCCCAAAGAATATGCCAGTGAAAGTTGAAATTGATGCTTAAGAGGTAAAATATGAAAAATAAAATATTGTTATATAGTGGTGGAATGGACAGCTGGCTAATTAATAAAATTTGGAAACCAGATGTTCTATTGTACGTAGATTTGAATGGGAGATATAATGCGGAGGAGATGAAGCACCTTCCTCCTGAATGTAAAGTAGTGAAATTGGATCTTTCTGCTTATGAGCGTGAGGATAAAATTATACCCTTACGTAATTTGTATCTAGTCATGTTAGCAAGTAATTATCTTGCCGATGAAGGTGGAGAGATTTGCTTAGGAGCTACTGCAGGAGACAGAGTTCTTGATAAGTCTTATGCCTTCGCAGAAAAGGCTTCCGATATTTTATCTTATTTATATTCTGAGCAATGGTGGAATCCTGTTGCAAAGGATGTAAAGATATGCTTAGATTTCAAAGATAAGACTAAAGTTGATTTAGTTAACATGTATGTAAAAATGGGCGGATCAGTGGAAGAGGTTTGGGAAAAGAGCTTCAGCTGTTATGAGCCTCATGAAGACGGTACCGTTTGCTATTCTTGTAAACCATGTTTCCGTAAAGCAGTTGCTTGTTGGTCGGCTGGATTCACTGGATTCAGTAAGCGTGCAATGAATGATCTTCAATACTATATTGGTTCGACCATAATGCCTGATATTGAAGCTGGAACTTACGGCAGAGGCGATAAAGAAGAAAAAGAAATTACTGATTTCTATAATTGGTTAATCAATAGTAATGTTGAAAATGTGTGATTTAACATAAAGATGATAAAGGAGACATACAATTGTTCGATTTATATTTCGCAGGAACAGTTGGTAAAGACTGTACCGATTTAATTAGAAATCTGAATTGTTGTCAACTATTATCCCAATTAAATGAAAGAAAGTCCATTCTTGGATGGGTCGAATATTTAAAGACCCATCCAGAATGTACCTGTAAGTTGTTCATTGATAGTGGAGCATTTTCTGCTCATACAAAGGGAAAAGAAGTTGATTTAGATGATTACATTAATTTCGTAAATGAAATTGATGATTATGTATACATATTTGCACAGTTGGATAAAATTCCCGGAAAGTTTGGTCAACCAAAAACCGAGCAAGAATTGGCAGATGCTCCTCGATTGAGCTGGGAAAATTATCTAGAAATGGTTCCTCGTGTAAAGTCCAGAGATAAATTGCTTCCTATCTTCCACCAAGGAGAAGATTTTAAGTGGCTCAGAAATATGCTGGAATATACACATGAGGATGGAAGTCACATTAAATATATTGGAATTTCTAGTACCAATGATCAGCCTACCAATGAGAAAGTTAAATGGTTTGATGAGTGCTTTAAGACAATTAAGGCAAGCTCTAATCCTAATGTGAAGACTCATGCTTTTGGAATGACCATTGAAAAGGTACTTGAACAATTTCCATTTACTTCCGCAGATTCAACTGGATGGATTATGGTTGGAGCAAATGGTGGTATTAAGGTAAATACCAAGATTGTTTCTTTAAGCTCTTTAAGTACTCATAAGAGCTCCCATATTGATCAGCGTAGCCTAGCGGTTCAGGAATCCATTTTAAAGAAGATTAAAGAATTTGGATTCACTTTAGATGAGCTCGTTGAAGATTATGCAAAAAGACAGCAATTTAATATCTACTCATTGAAGCAATGGGCAGATAATTATGAATATAAGGGTGCCCCTGTAGTACGACAAGAACTTTTTTAAAGGAGACAGATAGATGATCTTAAAATGTGAAGAACTTCAGCAACATTGTTCAGTTCTTATTCAGGCACTGGACGCCAATGCTTTAGCAGTCATTACTGAAACATTGGAACTTAAAACGGAAGGAAACTTCCTGTATATGAATATTACTAACAGAGAATATTTTGCACAGGTTAAGTTGGATATTGGTTTTGAAGAGGAATTCCACGCAACCGTGAATGCAAATCTATTCCTCAAGTTAGTATCTCAGATTACTACTTCTACCATTGAGTTAAATATTATGGGAAATTCAATGATCATGAAGGGTAATGGTACATACAAACTTCCTCTTATTTTTGATGGTGAGGAATTACTTACACTACCTGAAATTGTAATTAATAATCCTACTTCTAATTTCAATATTAGTAGCTCTATTCTGCTAAGTATCTTACAGTATAATAGTAAGGAATTAACTAAAGGAACTATTTCTAGACCTATTCAGAAGTTGTACTACGTAGACGAGCTGGGTGCGATTACCTTTACTTCAGGTGCATGTGTTAATTCCTTTACGTTGAGCACCCCCATTAAGATTTTACTTAATGATCGAATTGTTAAGTTATTCAAATTATTCAAGACTGGAGATGTTAAATTCACTCTTGGATATGATGCAATTACTGATGATATTATCCAAACAAAGGTTAGATTTGAAACTGACAATATTGTCATCACCGCAATTCTTTCTTGTGATGACACCTTACTCAGATCTGTTCCTGTAAGTGCAATTAGAGCTAGAGCTAGCGCTGAATATCCTCATTCAATTACTGTGAATAAAGATGAGTTAATTCAAACCATTAATCGTTTACATTTATTTGCAGGAAAGGATTCTATTAACTTGTATAGCACATTGGATTTTAAACCAAATTCAATGGTAGTATATGATAACAAGAAAGAGAATCAGGAAGAGATTAACTATGTGAATGTATCTTCTAATATTGAAGACTGTTATACAGTAATGGTTGATTTTAATGATTTGAAGAAAACATTGGAAACCTGTACAGAACAGTACTTGACTATTCATTTTGGTAACCAGCAGGCTATTGTTATTTCAAGAGGTAACATAAAGAATGTTATCCCTGAGTGTACGAAGGTCTAATGAGTAATTATGGAAAAGCCTTCGAGGACAAGTTCAAGAAAGATTTTGGACGCCTCGAAGGCAGTTCAATAGATAGGTTATATGATACAATGAATGGATATAAGTCTATTAAACAGATTAGCGATTATATTGGATATAAGTACCCATTCATTTTTTACTTAGAATGTAAGAGTCACAAAGGAGCATCAATTCCGCTATCTAATATAACTCAATATGAAAACCTAAAGAAGAAAGTAGGTATCCCAGGAGTTAGAAGTGGAGTTGTTCTGTGGTTGTATGAAAAAGATAAAGTGTTTTACGTACCTACTGCAACCATTACAAAGTTAAAAGAAGATGGAGAGAAATCAGTTGGTTTAAGGCATCTTGAAAAATATAGAATAATTGAAATACCATCAGTTAAATTGAGAGTATTTATGGATAGTGATTATTCCGTACTTATGGATTTACAAGATGGTGATTGATGGAGGAAACAAATGAGTGTTTTAGCATTAAATGAGCAAGATGAATTTCAGGTAAAAAGTGCTGCTGATATGGCTGAAGAAAATGCGGTTTACTATACTAATATTTCTGATAAACTTGTTACCGCATATTCGTCTGATCTCGATGAAATTATGAATCGTATTAAAGCAGATTGTATTGAAGTAGAGCCTTCCGATAAGATGCTTGAAAATTATACTATGGAATTAAGCAATGCTCTTTACTTTATTGGACAGAAGTTAGAAACCATTGGAATTAAAGAAGATTTGAGCAAGATGGCAGCAAAAGAAGTATATAACGAGGCTTATCTTAATCATATGGATGCTGGCGATGCAAAAAAGAAACCTACTGTAGCAGAACTTACAGCATTATCTGAAGCAGATGCGAAGTATCAAACTGTTATTAATAGTATTTATGCAAGAGTTTATCGTCAGATTAAGTTCAAGGTAGATGCTGCATATGAAATGTTAAGTAGTATTCGAAAGATCATCAGTAAAAGAATGCAGGATAATCAGTTATCTATGGCTAGACAGACTGGTGGAATTGTTGTAGGTAGAGAGGAATTCTAATTATGGCAAAGTCAATGGAATGTTTATCTGATATATTGAAAGAGGTAAATAAGAAGTTTGGCGATGGAGTCATTACTGTTGGAGTAGAAGACTTAACTAATTATGGAACGCTTTCTCTTGGTTCTCCTGGATTTGATTTTTGTTTATATAACTCTTTCCCTGAAAGAAAAATTGTAGAATTTTGTGGTGCAGAAGGTTCTGGTAAAACAACTACTGCATATTTGGTTGCGGCTTCTTATATTAGAAAAGAATTAGAACGCAATCCAGAAAATCCCAGAGCGATTATGTTCGTTGACTTGGAATGTGGAGCAGATCCTCTATGGTCTATAAAGATGGGCTATGATATGAATAATAGCCCTGTAAAGACTATTAGATTCACTGGAAGTGACATGGCAGCTGAACATATTTTTGACGTAATCATAAATGCAATTAAAACCGGAGAAGTTGGATTAATTATTCTAGATTCTTTGAATATGCTTGTTCCTCTACAAACATTTGGAGAATCCTTAGAGAAGAAAGACATGGGCGGTATTGCCAAGCCTCTTGGCGATTTTTCTAGAAGAGTTAAAGGACTTCTAGTTAAGTATAATGCAACTTTGATCGGTATCAATCAGTTAAGAGAAAATATTGGAGGATATGGTAATCCTCTAACTACTTCTGGTGGTCGTGGATGGAAACATGCCTGCGATGTTAGAATGATGTTCAAGAAGTCTGCATTTATTGATGAAGATGGAAATGAATTAAAGAGTAGTGCACAGTCTCCTGCTGGCTACATTATGGAAGCCGCTGTATTGAAGACTAAAGTTTGTAAATGGGATCGTAAGTTAGGCAGAATGTATATCAATTATGATCGTGGTGTAGATATTATGCAAGACACCATTGAGGTAGCAATTCAATTTGGTTTTATTGATAATTCTGTTCAGGGAACATTTAAATTAATTGATCCTGATACTGGTGAACTTATTTGCGATGATGAGGGAAAAGAAATCAAAATTAGAGGTAAGCGCAATATTAAGCCTTATTTTGAGGAACGACCTGAATTATGGCGCAAGTTATATGATAGGGTATATGACAAATTATCTCAAAAAGAAGATCCTTCAATTATTTCGTTTGAGAGAATGTTGAACATTAATATTGATGAACAATTCAATATTAATTTGGAACAGGAGAATAGGGACGAATAATGGATTCCCAGGTTATAGGTAATGTAGTTAAACTCTTAAATGAGTTTAACTGCTATACCTTTTATGAAGATACACATACCTACTATTATTATGATAAGAAAGTAGATAAATCTGTAACTCAATTCATAAAGAAATTTTATCCTGAGTTTGATTCTGATATTATAAGTAAGAAATACGCAATTAAGCATAATATGACTCAGGAACAAGTTTTAGCAGAATGGAAACGTAAAGGGGATATTTCTTCTTTAAGTGGAACTGCAATACATACCTGGTTAGAAAATGCTAAAAGAGGAAAAGTTCTAAAAATAGATTTTAGTTCTGCGGATGAATTAGGTGTTGGAAAAGAAGTAAGAGATCGATTTCAAATACTACTCCCTAAAGCACAAGCATTTCATAGTGATACTTTAGGTAAACTTTATCCAATACAACTAGAATTCACAGTAGGTCTTGAAGACAAAATTGCTGGGAATATTGATATGCTATGCTGGAATGAGAAGGCACAAGAAATTCAGATTTGGGATTACAAGAATACAAAAAGTATTGATACAACAAATTATTTTGGTCAATGGTGCGAAGCGCCTTTTGATAATTTTCATGATTGTAATTTCATGCATTATTCAATTCAATTAAACGTTTACAAGGCATTACTTCAAAACATTGGAATTCCAGTAGGTAAGATGTATTTAGTACATTTTGATTATAATGTTCCTGGAGAGGAATTTAATATATATGAATGTAAGGATTTCCAAAAGGAAATTTCTGAAGAATTACAAAAGTTACGGGGGACTGCATAATGAGTGCCGAATATGATAGTTATTTAAATAATCATATTTCAAATGTTGTAAAAGGATTTAATTGGCTACAAGAAAATATGCCTCAAGTATTTGAAGGAGTTTCTTCAAATATGATGGAAGCACAAGTAAACGCTCATGATGATTCAAAATGGAGCGATGAAGAATATGAAGCATATGATAATTACTTCTATGGTAAGAAAACACCTGAGGTAAAGTCTGCATTTGATCTTGCTTGGTTGCATCATCAACAGAATAATCCTCACCATTGGCAACATTGGTTATTAAGAGAAGATGATGGTGATACCAAAGCGCTTGAAATGCCTAAAGAATATGTAATTGAAATGATTTGTGACTGGTGGGCCTTCAGTTGGGCAAAGAATAAGTTAACGGAAATTTTTGATTGGTATGCAACCAATAAGCCACAAATGATTTTACATGAAAATACATTACAGTTAGTTGAAGATATTTTGACCAAACTTAGGAATAAGATAGAATATGGGTACTAATAAAAATAAAGAATCGACTAGATTCTATTCTGATGCTCATGAGAAAAGTATTTGTAAAGCACTTGGAGGTAAGCAAAATTCAAATTCAGGTGCCGGACACTTTGCAAAGGGAGATGTAGTAGTTAAAGAGGCTTCCTTACTGATTGAAGCTAAGTGTTGCATGTCTCCTAAAAACAGTGTGTCCATTAAGAAAGAGTGGATAGAAAAGAACAAACAAGAAGCATTTATGACCAGAAGGGATAATCAAGTTGTATGTATAAACTTTGAACCTGATGGAAATAATTATTATGTAATAAATGAGAAGCTGATGAAATTCCTAGTTGATAAACTAATAGAGGAAAATAGTTGATATTCTATTAAGAATATATTATAATTAAGTTACCTGATAAAGGTAAATATTACATATGAAAGAGGAATAACAGATGAAGAAGTTAAGCAAGCTGGAAGCACTGACCTTGACGGATGATAAGCTGGATGATGCAGTTAAGATTCAGGGAACACCTTATGATCGAAAGAGAAAGATTAGTACCGAGACTATTAAGAAGATGAATAAGCTTTCCAATGCGGGAAAGACCATTTCGGAAATTGCAAACAAGCTTGGTGTAAGTTATATCGGGGTGCGATATAATATCGATCCTGTATGGAGAGCTACATATAATAAGACACGTAGTGGTGCACACACCGGCAAAGATCATATCACTGTTAAGAACCGTGTTGCATACAAGCGCACCTTGGTAGCAGAAGGTAAGCTCACTGCAATTGCTTAAATTAAGTTACAAGAGGGTTGCTACAATTGCAACCCTCTTTATCTTATCATATTGGAGGAATGTTGTAGTGTTAACAAAAGATCAAATTTTACTAAACAAACAAGAATTTATTGGTTTGATTGAAGGTATTAAGAGGGAAGGAGCAAATATTCCTAGACTCATTCATAAATTGGAGACTTCTGATTTTTTCTATGCCCCCGCATCTACCAAATATCATGCAGCTTACGAAGGCGGACTATGTGAGCATAGCCTTAATGTGTATCATAATATGTTGAAACTTATTAAGAATACTCCAGGTTTGGATGATTATTGTTACGATGAAGATAGCATTAAAATCGTTGCACTTTTTCATGATATCAGTAAGATGAATATTTATGAGCCCAGCATAAAAAATGTAAAGACCTATTGTGAAGATGGGGATAAGCATGATGAAATGGGAAGATTCAAATGGGTTGCACAATTAGGTTGGAAAACCAGAGATAAGAAATTTGTATATGGTTCGCATGAAATGACTTCCGAATACATTATTCGTCAATTCATTCCATTAACCATTGATGAATCAGTAGCAATTTTACATCACATGGGATCTATGCATTATGATAGTGCGAAGGATGATATTGCAGCGGTCTTTAATCAGTATCAGCTTTCATTGTTAGTTTATATGGCAGATATGATGAGTACTTACATTACTGAGAGAGTAACCGATGAATAAGTACGTAATTGAAGAATTAAAGAAATGTAAGGTGGCACAATTGCCACCTTATGATAATACTACGAGACAATTAATTATTCCAAAAGCATGTAATGTAGATCAATATTTACAACCTGGAAAATGTTTTTTGATTAAATTAGAACCATACATATTAAACCCACCAGAAGGGTTCACATTACATGATAATTGGAATCAAGGTCGTAAGCCCCCTCAGCAATTTATGAAAGCTGAAATTTCTCAAGTAATGGGAAAAATGGTTAAAATTACTGGCCTTGGATATGATTATTCAAATCAGATGGATACAAATCAGATTTGGGAAGGTTGGTTACCTAAAAAATCTATAGAGATAATTGGAGATATATAAAATGAATAAGTACATGAAGATGGCAATCGCTGAGGCTAAGAAAGGCATTAACAATGGTCATGGCGGACCTTTCGGAGCAGTGATTGTAAAAGATGGTGAAGTTGTTAGCAAAGGACATAATCACGTAGTGGTTAATAATGATCCTACTTGTCACGGTGAGATTGATGCTATACGTAAAGCTTGTAAAAAGTTGAACACATTTGATCTTACCGGATGTGAGTTATATACTACTGGCTATCCTTGCCCTATGTGCTTTGCCGCAATCCTATGGTCCAATATTGGAAAGGTATATTATGGTTGTAACACAACGGATACTGAAATTATTGGATTCCGTGATAAGAAATTTAAAGAGGATATTCCCGATTTGATGCAATCAATGTGTGAGGAAATGCATAGAGCCGAATGCCTGGAACTTTATGATGAATACAACAAAATCAATAATAAAGTAAATTACTAAAAAGTTGATTTAAAGTCAAATATATTATATAGTATATTAAACGATTAAATGCGAGGTTTGATATATGGCGGAAAGTTTAGCAGTAGCATATAGACCAAGTACCTGGGAAGAGGTATGCGGTCAACAATCAATCATTAGAATCCTAAGTAAGCAAATTGAGTTGGATACAATTAAAAATACCTTCTTGTTTTGTGGTCCTTCCGGATGTGGTAAGACTACTCTAGCAAGAATTTTTGCTAATAAGATAAACAACAATATTGGTGCTCCAATTGAGATTGATGGAGCATCCAACAACGGTGTAGAAAATGTAAAAAACATTATCAAATCTGCTCAGGAGAGAGCTATTGATAGTAAATATAAGGTTTACATAATTGATGAATGTCATAGTTTAACAAATCAGGCTTGGCAGGCATTCCTGAAATGTATTGAAGAACCTCCTGCTTATACGATTTTTATCTTCTGCACTACTGATCCTCAGAAAATTCCTGCAACAATTTTGAATAGAGTTCAAAGATTTAATATCACTAGAATCAGCACTGATGCTATCATAAATAGACTTAAATTTATTTGTTCTCAGGAAGGCTTCATTAATTATGATGAAGCTTGTGAATATATTGGAAAGTTATCTGATGGCGGAATGAGAGATGCAATTTGTACTTTGGAGAAATGCGCAAGTTACTCTACCGATCTTAATATAAATAATGTGCTTGAAAGTCTTGGAAATTATTCATATGATGTATTTTTTGATTTGATTAATAGTATTATTGATGGAAATGAAAGCACAGTAATTAGGATTATTGAATATTTCTACAACCAAGGTAACGATTTGAAGCTATTCGTTGATAACTTCTTTTCATTTTGCTTAGATGTATCTAAATATAGTATCTTCCGAACAATGGATGTTGTAACTATTCCAAATAACCTGAAAGAGCAATTAGATAGAAGTATTAATTTTGATAATGCTCCTAAGTATTATGCATATATCTTGGATAAACTTTTAAATATTAAACAGATCATCAAAAATGACAGTAATTTGAAAAGCACTATCATTGTGATGTTCTTACAGATGGCAAGGTGTGTTTAATGGAAATTATAGGTCAAGATAAAATTCTTAACTTTATAAATTCTCACAACTTATCTACTATTCCAAGAACTATTCTACTAGAAGGGTTGAATGGTAGCGGAAGGCATAGTATTTGTAAATATATTTCCGAATTATATCAAATTGATATGGAAGATATATCGGATAATCTCAATTATGACTATATTGAGAATATTACATTGAGGACCTCCCCTTGGATTTATGTAATAGATAGCAGCAAGTTAACGGTGAAGAATGAAAATGCTATTCTTAAGTTTCTGGAAGAACCTTTGAAAAATTCAATTATTGTTATGATTTGTGAAAATCGACATGCTCTTCTGGACACAATTAGAAACCGTTGTTACTGTCTTACGATGGAGAAATATACAAAAGAACAGTTAACTCAATTCTTACCCCCTTGGGAGGATGCAGCATTAATCTTGGAACTATCGGAGACTCCTGGAGATGTAAAGAACTTCCAGAATGTTTCTGTTCAAGAATTATTAGCTTTGTGCCATAAAATATTCACTAAGATTGCTACCGCAACTGTTGCGAATACGTTAACATTATCGAATAATCTGGCATTTAAAAATGAAAAAGATAAATATGATGTTGCTATTTTTATGAGAGCATTATTGAAATGCGCATATGATAGAATGATCACTAATTGTGAAAATGCTTTACCAGACTATATGTTAACTACAGATTACTACAATCGATTCTTTGTAAAAAATGTAGATAAAAAGTATTTATTTGAAAGTTATTTATTAGCACTTAAAAGAAGTAGAGGTATATAATGGATCTAAAGAGCTTGAAGACATCAATTGAATCAAAAAATTCAATTCCTAACCTGATTATTTTCAAAGGATCCCATACCTTTATTGCAAATCAATATATATCTGCTATTTTACAATTAAAGAATATTTCATTGGAATATGTAGATAATCTAGAGTTCGTGAATTCAAAAGAATTAGATATTTTTGGATTCAATGCACAATCAAATAACTTGAAATTATATAAAGTAGATTCTTTTGAATTTGAAGGAGAATCATTATTAACTGATAATTTGATAGTAATTATTTGTAAGAAGATTGATAATCATTTGTCGATTACATATAAAGATTATATAGTTGAGCTTAATGAGTTAGAAGAATGGCAGATACAAGATTATTTATATTCAATTCTTAATGGCGTTGATCGCAACTTAATTGATTGGTTAATAAAACGATTCGATTGCAATATTAATAGGCTTCAATTGGAAGCAGATAAGTTATTACTGTTTGAGGAGAATGAACGAAACATTATTCTAAATCAGATGATTGCAGATAATGCTTTTTCTGATTGCAGTGAGGACAATATATTTGATTTTACTGATTCAATAGTAAAGAAGGATATAACAAGACTTGCAAACATTTATAGAAATATAAATGTAATAGATATTGAAGCTATTGGTGTCCATACTATCATGTATAAGAATTTCATCAAGCTACTTCAAGTATGGCTTTCTAATAACCCTACTACACAATCAACAGGATTATCAAGTAAGCAGATATACGCAATTAGTAAGTTACCAAGAGTATGGAGCGCTGAAAGTTTAGTATCAATAGTTGAATTTTTAACCGGAATCGATTATAAAATAAAAACAGGAATGCTCCCGGTACCATTGTTAAGAGATTATATTGTAGTAAATATTCTATCAAGATAAGGACTGTACATATGCGTTTGTTATATTATGCTGATCCACATTGGTCAGTAAATTCATCAATAATTAGAAGCAGAGGTTCAAAATACTCTAAAAGATTAGAGAATCTCATTAATTCAATAAATTGGGTAGAGGAAACCGCACGAGATCGAGGTTGTGAATCAGTAATTTGTCTTGGAGATTTCTTTGATACTCCTCAGTTAAATAGTGAAGAAATCACTGCATTAGGTGAGATTAGATGGCATATCTGTCAACATTATTTTCTTGCAGGTAATCATGAAATGGGTAGAGGAGACCAATCTTTCAGTTCCTCTAACATATTCGACCTATGTCCAATGTCATGTGCTATAATTTCCCCAACAGTATTACCTATATATGATCAAAAGGATACGAGAATTGTAGGTATTCCATATATTTTGGAAAAAGATAGGAAGCCTTTGAAAGTATATCTGGAGAATATAAAAGCAGATTTATCTGTGGAAAACTTGATAATTTTGAGCCACAATGATATCTCTGGTATTCAAATGGGTGGCTTTGTTTCAACTTCAGGATTTTCTATTGAAGAAATTAAAGAAAATTGTAAATTATTTATCAATGGTCATCTACACAATGGGGATGTAGTTGCCCCTGGAGTCATTAATCTTGGAAATCTAACCGGACAAAATTTCAGTGAAGATGGCTTGAAGTATAAACATCAAGTCATGATAATGGATACTGAAACTCATGAAGTAGAATTTATTGAAAATCCTTATGCATTCAGCTTCTATAAGTTAGATTTTTCAACTTATGATGAATCAATGGATAAACAAATTCAGGACATACTAATTCAACTTAAGAATCCTGCAGTGGTTACTATTAAGGTTTCTCCAAAGCATGAATTGTTTGTGAAAGATTTGCTTTCCACAATGAATCATATAGTAGAGAGTAGAGTTATCATTGACATGAGTTCCAGTAATTCAGATAAAGAAACACTGGAATTGAAAAGTATTGGAAGAGATCATTTCAATAGGTTTGCATCATACATAGTTGAAACTTTAGGTGATTCAGATATCATCAAAAGTGAGTTAATTAATATTTGTGGAGAGGCTCTATGAAATTAATATTTAAGTCCTTATCAATTGAAAATTTCATGTCTATTGGTAAAGTTGATATTGCGTTCGAATCATTAACTGGATTTAATACTATCATTGGTGAAAACTACATGATTCAGGACAATGCTAAGAGTAATGGATCAGGAAAAAGTTCTATTTTCGAAGCTTTGATTTGGTGTCTAACTGGAGAAACCATTAGAGGTAATAAAGATGTAGTTAATCATAATACTGAAGGTGGAACTCAAGTATCGGTTGAATTTATCTGTGATGAAAATATTTTTAAAATTGATAGATATAAAAATCATTCCAAATTCAAGACTAATTTACTTATTAGTGTAAATGGAGAAGATAAATCAGGAAAAGGCATCAGGGATACAGAGAAATTATTGGAGAGTTATCTTCCAGAATTAACTGCTTCCCTAATCGGATCGGTGATTGTTTTAGGGCAAGGTCTGCCAAGTAGATTTACTAATAATACTCCTTCTGCTCGTAAAGAGGTACTTGAGAAATTAACACAGTCCGATTTCATGATTGAGGACATTAAGAATAAGATTCAAAATAGAAAAGTTGAATTGACAACTCGCTTAAGAGACATTGAAGATGAAGAATTACAATTAGATACCAAAATATCAATGCTTTCTCAAAGAATAAATAATCTCAGTAATGAATTGAATTCTCTTGAGGATGTTGAGCATTTAAATATTTTACGCAGAGAACTGGAAGATCTTATCATAAAGCATAGGAAAACTATAGAGAGTTCCGCTATTCAATATAAAGAAGTTGAGAGCAAAATTCAATTGGTTAAGAGCCAATATGATGAATTAGAAACAGTTATGAATTCCAGTTTAAGTTCCTTAAAAGATGAATATGCCGATAAAAGATCTGAACTAATGTCAAAAATTGCAGGAGCAGAAGCATCTGCAAATGCTCTTAAAAGGAAGATTGCCGAAGCTAAGAAAATAACAGATACTTGTCCTACTTGTGGTCAGAAGCTCCCTGGTGTATATGTACCTAATACCCAGGCTGATGAAGAGGAATTGGCAAAATTATGTTCATTTATCAGTCAAATGAGCATTGATAATGATAGATTAAGAGAGCAATATTTAGTTAATTTATGGGGTGAGGTAGAAGCAGCGCATAAGCCTCAATTATCTACTTTGTCAAATGAATTAATTTCTTTACAAGCAAAAAGAAATGAAGCTTCGAACGATAAAGCAAATGCAGAAGACGCTATCAGTAATATTGAGAGGCGTATCTTAGGTATTGATGGAAATATTCAATTATATGAAAGCAGAAAAACTTCTTTAATTAAAGAAATAGAAAATTGTAGAACACATATTACTCAATATGAAGCCGCTAAGTCTGGAGCAAATGTTGTCAAGTTAGATGTAGAACAGCACATTTCTGTTATAAATAAATTTGAAACTATCGTTAAAAGAGATTTTAGAGGTTATCTGTTACAAGATATTATTGTATACATCGATAATAGATCTAAGGAATATTGTAGAACAATATTTAATACTGACTTGATTGATTTTTCATTGGATGGAAATAATATTTCTATTACCTATAATGGTAAATCCTATGAAGCATTGTCAGGCGGAGAACGTCAAAAGGTTGATATTATTGTTCAATTTGCTATTAGGGATGTTCTTTGTGCTTATACCGGTTTCCATACAAATATAATTGTTCTTGATGAAATTTTTGATAATTTGGATGATACCGGAAGTAAGCAAGTCATTGATCTTATTTCACATCAATTAACCGATATCAGCTCGATATTTATTATTAGTCATCATGCAAAAGAATTAAATCTTCCTTATGATCGTGAATTGATAATACGCAAAGATGAGAATGGAGTAAGTAGTTTGGTATGATGTACCAAAAACCTAAAGACGTAAGTTACACACAAATGTGTATTTATATAGATGATCACATATACACCGATGATTATGATGAACACTTAGTATTTGAATATTTATATCATATTACTATAATGCTTGCAAAGAAATATAAATATTTCAACAAGATGGATGATTATGATGCATTTGGAATATATGCAGCTACTCACTTATTCATGAGATTACTAGATCCAAGACAATTTGAGAAAAATAGTGGAAAAATTTCAATTCCTATTATAAAATCTATATTGAACTACACCAAAGCTGTAATGTATCCCATGAAGGTAGATTATCAGCAAGAGTTCTATGCTCAAAATATTGAAAAGGAATCTCTTCCGGAAACTCAATATAATTTTAATTACTTAATATCCAAAGAAGTATCAAATTTAGAATTTGCAGATTTTGAGATGACTTTATTAAGTATATCATCTACTTGTAGACATTTTCTAAAAACTATCCCTTATCCACAAAATTCTAAAGAATGGCATAATATTTATTTAAGTGTTATGTTAACATTTTTAAGTCAGATTACTTTACGAAATGATCACTTGGAAAGGATTGAACATTTAAGAAGTACTGAACGGTTAAGGGAGTACCATTTCGATATATTTTATAGAGAATGTAAAAGCGATATAATTTTATATCACCTTCCAGAATCTATGCGTAACTACATTGATGTACTTACTAGACAATTAAATAATATACTCGCAAAGGATCTATGTGAAATATTAGATACTAAAGTGCATACTGATTATTTACTATTGAATAATATGAAGGAAGAATTTTTAAAAGAAAGTATGAATCAAGATGTCGATCCATAAAGAATTAGATAAATTAACAAGTTCTGATATATATTCATTGATGCTGTTTGCCTTATACAAAGCAAACGAAGTTCCTGAATATAGCTCACTAAGTCAATTAAGTTATATATTAGATAAGAGTAACTTGCTTAAGTTATGTGAATTTTATGGGGGTACCACAATCTATATTCCCACTATATATGAGTTAGAAACATTACTTAATGCTTTGTTGTTATATCAAAAAGTAGACATTGAGCATAGAGAACTAGAGGAAGAGCTAGATAAGATGAGAGCTTCAACCGGAACCACAACAGAAATAAGAAAATTCTACTTATTATTAAAAGATGTTCTTAATAAGTACAGTTTCAATTCAGGAAGAATATGAGTTTCACAACTAATTTACTAAAAATACAAGTTGATTTAAATAATCATAAAAGGGATAAAAATTTATTAATGGAGAATTATATCTCTGAAAGATTGAATTTATCCCGGGATGTATATGAAGCAGAGCTTAGTAAAACGCTATCTTACTTAACTAGAAGAGAAGAGATAAATTTAATTTCTAAGATCAACCGGAGGAACAATGATGGAAAAAGTGAATCTAATTGAAGATTTAAGCACTTTGTCCACTGTTGCTATTACTAATCTACAAAAGCTCACATCACTAAGTGAAGATGTAATAAGTCATGCGATATTGGAAGCAATGTTGAATAAAGAGCCTGTTGCAGAGGTAGATATTGGAATTGGTTCATTGTATATTTTAATATCCGCTGAGGAAATAAAATATAAATTCATTCCTTCTTCCAAATTGCAAAACATTGTTAAAAGCACAGTACGCACAAAGAAGAGCCATTTAACTCAACGTGTAGATGAAGTTCTTGGAAGAAGAATAATGGATACTTACAAGGACATACTATAATGGAAACTGGACTAGTAAAAAAATTAAATACAGGACCATTAGATGCTAAAAGCACCCAATTAGCTCAGCAGATAATGGAAGAAACCGATATAGATAAAGTCAAAGATCTAACAAATCTGTTTAACTTAGACATGCAAAAAAGAAATGTTGCACGAGTTTTGAAAATGACTGATTTGTTAGATCAGGTAACCGATCAAGTACTAACTAGATTCGAAAGAACTCCTGATAACTTCAGTAATGAAGATTTGATAAAGTTCATGCAGGTCACCGAAAATTCTATTGAAAAGGCTAATAAAACTCTTAGCCAGGTGGATCAAACGCCTGCAATACAGTATCAACAAAATAATCAGGTTAATATAAATATTGGAGATAGCTTGAATAGAGAATCAAGGCAAAGAGTAACTGATACCGTTCAAGCACTTCTAAAAAAATTTAGTAATGGTGAAATAGATATTACATCATTACCTACAGAAGACGAAGGAGATAACATAGACAATGATTGAAGAGTTATTTATAAATAAAGGAGAGAGCAATAAGGATTATAGAATGAGATGTTATATCTATAAACTGGCTCATCCTGAAGTTACCTGGAAAGAAATTTCAGACACAATGAATGCTCAATTATGTTTAAATTTAGATGAATCCAGTTATAGAAAACAATCTAAAAGTTGGTTAGAAGAATGTGATACAAGCACTCCTGAAGAAAATTGTTCTGAAGAAACTAAAATAGATAATTATATCTACGATTTAAACATTCTTCTACGAGAAATAAAGAAAGCCAAAGTTCAGCTATCTGATGAGCGCACTCAGAATCAGGCATACATAAGAAAAATGTCCAGGGAAGAAACTTTGATTCAGATGGCAAAAGAAGTAGCTCAAACGATGTCTGAAAAGAAGATACTAAGTATACCAATTGTCGACAGAAAGTATGTGGATAAAAATAGGGAAGGAATCCTTTGTTTAAGTGATTGGCATTATGGTATAGAAGTAGATAATTACTTTAATCAATATAACCCGATAATTTGCGTTGAAAGACTTTGTAGACTTAGAGATGAAGTAATTGATAAAGGAAAAGAGCTTGGATTCAAAAAGCTTAAGGTTGTTAATTTGTCTGATTTGATATCAGGAAGAATCCATCTACAGCTTAGAATTGAAAATAGATATGACGCAGTTACTCAGATTATGCACATCAGTGAGATCATGGCTGAATTCCTAACTGAACTTTCTGCTTACTTTGAAATTGATTACATGGATTGTTTAGACAATCATAGCAGATTAGAACCTAATAAAAAAGAGTCAATGGAATTGGAGTCTTTAGCAAGAATTGTTCCTTGGTATCTAGAAGAGCGATTAAAGAACAATAACCGTATAAATGTATTGTATAATACATATGCAGATGATATTATATCTTTTAAAGTTTTTGATTTTGAGGTAGTAGCAGTACATGGTCATAAAGACACCCCTGCTAAGCTGATAAATAACATGATTGCAGCGACCAGAAAGAGGAATGATTTAGTGCTTTCTGCACATTATCACCACTTTAGTGCTGATGAAGAACATGAATGTATGAGAGTGTCTAATGGTACATTGATGGGAGTAGATACGCATTCCCAGGATTTGAGATTAACTAATAAACCTTCTCAAAATCTAATTGTTGCAAATAAAGAAAATGTTACAGAATTTATCTGTAAAATCAATTTGTAAGTTAAGCTCTGCTTTTATATATTTTTTGAAAGAAACATCTATAAGTCAAAAGAGGTAAGTCCCAAAGCGGTAAGCCCTCGGAAGTAAGGAGATTTGATAAAATGAAATTTTACTCAGAAAAGCTAAATAAGTTATTTGATTCAGAAAAAGAATTGAAGAGTGCTGAAAAGGCATTTGATGAAAAGAATCTAGTCACAGAGAACACCAAAAAGGAACTATCCAAAAGAATTGAAGCTGCAGAAGATGCAGTTGATGCAGCACACAAGAATTACGAAGTGGTGAAGCAGGAAGCAGCAAAGTTGATGGATGAATCCAATAAGCAGATTGCAAATATGTTGAATGAAGCTAAGGAAAAGATCACATCAGCTGAAAAAGATAGAACAGATGCAATAGTTGCATTCAATCAACAATTTGGTACCTATAGAGCTAATTATACAGGAGAGCGTGCCAAAAGAGAATCCGAACGTATTAATCAAATGGTTAACGATATGTTTAAAGTAATACGTTGGCCATATCTTTTCTAATTAAAGTAATATACAGCAGAGCTTAACTTTTAACATAGATAACATTACAGATGATTTAATTTAAGATTATACACATCCACTACAATGTTATTCTATTGTAGTGGATTTTTGTATATTGGAGGAACTATGGCAAGAAGAGATTTTGATGCATATTATAATAAGATTGCATCTCAATTATTTGAATTAGATAAAGTATTTAAAGAACTAGCAGAAGAAGCAGATGCAGGTATGGTGGAACCTGAACGTTTGGAGCAGGTTAAGAAAACTATTGAGCCCATCAAGAATAGTTATCAAACATTGTGCTATATTAAATATCTACTTGATATGCCTGCCAGAAAGAACAAAAGAAGTAGATTTTCAAAGCAAAATAAAAAATTGCTCAATGACAGTAGAGGTAGCCATTCCAAGGATGTTATTGATAGAAATGATCAGATTTTAAAGGGGTTAAAGAATGAAAGACCTACTACGTAAATTAGGAATTATGGAAGAAGGAACAAGAACTTCTAACCATAATTATGTAATTGATTTAGAAGATAGCGATCACTTTAATAGAATTTTTAGTAAATTAGATAAAAGTGATTTGGTAGAAGAAAACGAAGATTCAAGTGTGGTTAATTTAGAAGTAACTAATATTTTATATATTGCAGATGGATTTTCATTAAACCTGATTGCAGACTTTGAGCAAGATATTTACAAGTTAGTTGTATCAGATGTGGAGGAAGATGATAATGAATGATATTAATCATAAGCATGTAAAAGAAATCATCACTGATTATGATATTTTATCTGAACGCTGTGATGAAATAGACTTAACCAAGAAGAATAAGAATATCCAAACAACCGTGTTACAGTTGAAGAATACTATTAAAGCTAATCCAGGAATGTTAGGATTATCAGCTAATCAAATTGGATTATATGACAGAGTTGTTGTATTGAACTTTAATGGTAATTTAAGATCTTTTGTTAATCCTATTATTACCCGAGTAGATGGATTTGAATTATCAAGAGAAACCTGTCATAGTATTCCAGGAAAAACCTTTATTAGATTACGTAATAGTAGAGTTTGGGTAACATATCAAACCCCTCTTGGTAAAATTGAAAGTGTGGAACTTAATGGTGTAGCTGCAAGAACAATGCAGCATCACATCGACCACCTAGATGGGCTCCTTCTTAATGATGTATCTTTGGAAATTGATGAAGATTTCGATAAAGCAACTGAAGAGGAGAGAGCAGAAGTTATAAAGTTATACCTCGAATCTTTGGATTTGTCTGCAGAACAACTAACGAATGAAGTTAATGAAGATCCTGAAGGTAAGAAATTAGCAGATGCTCTACGATTTATTGAAAGTGTAAATAAAGGTGAAACAATTGTAGAATCTGTTCCCTACACGGATGAAGAATTTGAAGAATTGAAACAGCAAGTAAAAGCAAATATTGAAGCTGCGGAAGAGGAGTTAAAGAAAAATGGAAAATAATATATTGTATATACCTATTCAAATAAATGGAGGACAAACTGTTCCTTCCGATTTACTTGATAGAGAACTATTTATAAAGAACGGTGAACTTCATGTAGGCGTCCCTGGCGGAGAAATGATAGTTCTTGGTAATGTAGTTCCTGGAGCCACCCTTACCGGAGTTAATTTAAATGATTCATTGTTTATTAAGAATAAAGATGGACTAGTATTAACAGAAGAGGAATTCAACTCAAAGAAAAACTCTCTTGCACAATCTGGTAGAGTAGTTTTTATTGATGAAGGACAATATTGATTGTATAACAAAATATCGAAATGGAGGTGAAAAAAAATGCAGAACATTAATGACGTATTTTTAAATGGAACTATTAAGGAAATTGAACCATCACACGTAATTGATGGTGTTGAATTTAGTAAAGCTAAACTAATTTGTAAGAGAGATAATGGTCAAGAAGATGTTATCAATCTGAGGTTTAAATCTTTCTCCAACCATTATTCAGAAAATGATGAAATATCACTAAAAGGCAACATTAGATCTTATAGTCATAAAACTGAAGATGGTAGAAATAAAGTAACCATTTATGTATTTACTTATTTTGACGAATCTGAAGATACCTTTGAAGGTAACAATGTTGTTCATTTAACTGGACGTGTTTGTAAAATGAATGAGTTAAGACGAACTCGTAATAACAAGAATAATATTCATTTCATTGTTGCAAATAATTTAGTATCTGGAGATAGCGGAAAGAGATTAAATTCTTACATTCCTTGTATTGCTTGGGGTAAATTAGCAGTTCAATTATCTTCTCTTAATGTAAATGATAAAGTTGAACTAATAGGTAGACTACATTCTCGTGAGCATACAAAAACTTATGAGAATGGTAAGACAGAAATTAGAGTTGCTCATGAATTATTGATTGATTCTTTTGAGGTGCTTGAATGAGAACCTATGAGTATTTATATGAAGTTAAAGCAACCGGATTTTTAGAAATTGAAAATATAGGAGAGGTTTGCTTAGTTGCAAATAATGATTTCCTTCAGGAGCAAATATTAATAATAACAACTGAACTTGGAAAGACTAAGATAATACAATTTGGTCCAATATTCGTTGATAATGTGCAAACCCCTACAGATATTTCATATACTTTTAGTGAAATTGACTTTAGTGAATATAAAATAGATAAAAGAATCGAGAAATTCATAAATGATCCTAAATTTAGAACCACTCAAGTAAAGGTAGTGGAGATGGACGAGGCAATGGATAGAATAACTGATTTAAGGGAGTTTTTATGATTCAGAAAGACAAGATAAAAGATTGGACCGGAAGATTAATAGGTATTATCGAAACTGATACTGTGACTGGAAATAAAGTGATTAAAGACTGGCACGGTAAAATAAAGGGTCGATATATAAAGAGATTGAATGTTACTCAAGATTTTTATGGTCGACAAGTGGCAAAAGGCGATCAGTCAGCAATGCTACTAAGAGATTAATAGTTGATTTTTAATTAAAAATAGGTTATAATATAAGTGTACATTATAAAGGAGGGCTTATGTTATGGCCAGACGTTCAAGACAAGAGAAATATCCTGATACCAATGTTTTTCATTACTACAATCGCAATCCGCGTAATCGGATGACTTCGGACTGTGTTGTCAGAGCCGTGTCTACCGGGCTGGACCTACCTTATAATCAGGTAGTAATGGAAATGGCTGAAATGCAATGTGAGACAGGATATAATGATCGATCCCCGGAATTGATTAATCGATATCTAAAATCTAAGGGATGGATCAAATGTAAGCAACCCCGTAAAGACGATAATACCCGATATACCGGAAAAGAATTTTGCTTGAAGTTACAGCACCCCATTTATTGTGAGGAATTGGAACTTCCGGAATGTAATTGGCATAGAATGATCGTTAACATTGGAACTCATCATATTGTGTCAATTGTAGAAGGTCAAATTTATGATATTTGGGACTCTAGCGGTGGTTGCATCGGTAATGTGTGGGTAAAGCCTGCATAACTAAATAACACATATTACATGAGGTGACATATGACTGTTCAAGATTGGTTAGGTAAAGACAATGAACTCGGTATTGATATATGGTGTAGAAAATATCAATATGAAGATGAAACTTTTGAAGAATGGCTAGACCGTGTATCTAACGGTAATGAAGCTGTTAAGAACTTAATTAAAGAAAAGAAATTCCTATTTGGAGGAAGAATTTTATCAAATAGAGGATTAAGTAAATATGGAATAAAGACCACATTATCCAACTGTTATGTAGTGGAACCACCTGAGGATAATATTGAATCAATTTTTGATTGTGCTAAGAAATTAGCCAGAACATATTCATATGGTGGTGGATGTGGAGTTGATATAAGTAAATTAGCTCCAGCTGGAGCTAAAATCAGAAATACTGCTAAGGAAACAAGTGGTTCAGTAAGCTTTA